ATCATGCTCGGCCTGAGCCTGTTTTTGACGCTCTGCCTTCATGCCATCAATCTCGGTGTTGATGGTGTCGATGGCTTCAAACACAAACGCGGGCTCATCAAGCAGATTTGTCTCACCGTAGGGTAAGACACCGTAGGCTTTCCACTCGCGGTACCAACCGAGCAAGAGGTTGACTTCAGCATCAAGCTGAGACCAAGGGCACCGGCGAAGGCTAGGAGCGAACTCGAAACCAAGCGACTCATTTGGCTTCTCGCAGCCTCTTGCTGCTCTGAACTGGTCACCCTCGGCATAGTCCTCGCCCTTGCATTGTGAGCATCCCCAATTAAGGGCTTGGTGCCCGCTCGCTAAGAAGCGAGCGCCAAGCCTTAGTCTTTTTTTAGCCCAGACCTCAACGTTGAGATCTCTGTGATGGCTGCATAGGCTTCATCGATGAGCGCTTGCTCGGCCCTATCCCAAAGCTGCTCGCCATCGCTTATCTCACGGTCAAGAATATCCAAGCACCGCTCAGCACGTACCACTCTTGTCTTGATGATGCGCTCAATTGATGCTTGCGCCTTGTGGACGTCAACCTTGCCATCACTCTTAATCGCTGAGCGATGCACCGCCCGAATCTCTCCGCCAGTCATTGGTGCTAAGTGAAGCACAATCTGCTCACCCTCATCACGGTCTCGGTTGTTGTCCCACTCTGGCACGTAGCGCCGCACGTCTTCTTGTTTGATATCCATGGTTTGATCCCCTTTAATTGATTAAGTGAACGCGATCGTGATCTCGTTGTCTCCCGCGGTCGAGGCGAGCGCCTTGAACTCGAGAGGAATCACGACCTCGTCGGATTGCGGCGTCTCGACGCCTGATACTTGGAACTGACACCGCGCCAAGGTCGTTGTCACGGTCGCGCCGGTTGCGCTTCCGCAAGTCACGACGACGTTTCGGTTCGTGAAGTCCGGACGCTTTCCGATCTCGATCGCGAGATCGCGCCGACATCGAATCGAGAGAGAGCCGGTCACATCGCGAAAGCCTGGAACATAGTCAGTCGTTCCCGCTTGGTAGGCTTCGTCTTCGATAGCCTTTATGTTGTTCGTTACCGTTACCTCGAAAGAGGTAATCGGAAACGATGAGCCATCGACTGTAAGGCTTCCGAGGATGCCGGCGATGGGTTGACCTGCGACGGTCTCGGTCGGAGAAAATGGAACGACCGCGTCGAGATTAGAAAAGCTAGGATAAGGCGAAGGAGCAATGTCAACCAATGTAATGGTATCGCCGGAAATAGATTCGACCTCATATCCCTCGCCGCCATTGTCGTCGGAGCCGACCTTGATCACGGATCCGACCTTGAAGTTTTTCGCCTCGCCGGACTGAACATCGAAACTCAACGATGACGATGTCGCGCCGTCGACGGTTGCAGTCGAAGCGCCGGTCGTCGAGCTCGTCGTCGTCGGGATGAAGGTCCCGGAGCTTCCACCCTCGAAGGAGAGCTTCGGCTCTTCTCCACCAGCGACGCTAAGAGTCATTGAGTTGACGTAGCACCCAGTGAGCGCTTCCATGAAGGTCTCGTTGAAATGTTGGACGAGCGTCAAGCTTCCGAGGTCTTGGTTCGAGTTGAGCGTATAGGTCATCTTCGACGGTGAGCTCGTCGCGGTTCCGGTGCCGAGCGCCTTCGTTAATAGCTGGTCGATGTCCGGGACGATGGTTGTTGAGTTTGTCGCGTCACCGCTCGGGATGAGATACGCCTCAACTGACCACGATGCCGACTTCTTTCCGTCGATCTGGTCGTCCGCAATGTGAGACCGAGTCGCTCGAGAGTCCTCTCGGTTCTTTCGCTCTTGGCTCGGGTCGAAGCTCGCCGAGAGTACTTTGACCGCATCGCCGCCGGTAGGCTTGACGAAGGTCCCGAAGGTCGTCTCGTTGACCGCGTAAAATTTCCGGTTCCGTCCTAATGCGTGTAGTTGACTGGTTCCCATTGTGTCCTCCTTAGCTCGAGCTTACCGAGCGTTCGTATTGAATTTGAACTTGTGCCAAGACCGAGCCATCACCCCGCGCATCGGGGTCACCCTCGTCGGTCTCGAACTGCACGAGCTTGGTGTTGATTGCGTTGGTGCCGCGTGTGGGGTCAGTGTTGAGCGCCGCAATCAAGTCATCGATGAGATCGTTGAGCTTGGAGCTCCGGTCGCTCTGACTGTTGCCGCTAACGTGACCGATGACGCTGACGTTGAGCGTGCACCGGATACGATTGAAAGGCTGATACTCCACCTGCTCAGCTTGTGGTACGTAGCCGATGAAGGGACGCTCACCAGTCTTCACGTCAGCATAGCCACGAGCGAGCGCTTGCACCTTGGTCACCGTGGTCTTGTACCCATTAGCGACGGTGATGCTCTCGAAGGTCGTTTGCAGATTGCTCAAGATGAGCTTGCGGGCTGGTGTTGCCATTATTCGGCACCTTCCTCGATGGCGTCCTCAACCAGACCGTCAAAGATCTCATGAATCTCAGGCAATGCTGCCTTGACCGCTGCGCCAATGTAATACTTTGGAGGCATCCGAACGCTCCGACGCAAGAAGTAAGCGACCTGGCCCTTGTCGTCTTTGAGCGTGCCGGTCTTCTTGTCGAGCCATAACAGTCGATTCTTGTCTGCTGGCAAGTCTCGAGGGCTTGGAAAGTCTCGATTGCTGCCACCAAAGAAGTCGGTGTTGTCATGATTCGGGATTGCGAGGGCTTTGGCTCTCGTTGGCTTAATGACGCCGCCGCGATCATGGATTAGCGCGTAAGGTAAACCACTGAAGACATCAACCGAAGCCTCATCAGAGTCAGCAAAGTAGACACCGCCAGCTTTCCAAGAGCCTCTCAAGCGACCGGTGTGCGGTCCTTTCTCAAGCAACCGGCCAGTGCTGTCTTGGAGCTAGCGCACCATGACCTGAGACGATTCGATGAGAGCATTGGTGACGCCTTCACCGTACTTCTCAACGAAGCCACGAGCGAAAGCCTCAATGCTGCTCGTGTCCATCTTTGCCTCAAAGTCAGCCGCCATCTCAGTCCTCGTTGTTCTTGAACTGGTCGAGCCTAAATGGTGCCAGTGGTGCGTCTGAGTTGTTGCGGATTGACTCTTTGCCAGCGATAGACCCACCACCAAAGAACACACCAGTTGAGCCTCGTGCCGCCTCTGCACGTAACTCTTTGAGTAGAGCTTGGTAGTGGGTCGTCTTTTGAGATCGTGGACCACCAAGCCCCAAGGCTTGCCGGTCGATCTCACGTGCGAACTTGCCAAGGATTGCTTCGATGCAATCGATGGAGGTCAACACGACATCGTTTCGGATTGTTAGAAGGGCAGTGATCGTCTCATTGGAAAGCAAGACCTCTTCGCTGTCGGTGTCACCGATGCGAAGCCGTACTTTGTCGAGGTCGGTGCTCAGATTCTCATCAAAGGAAAAACTCACCGCTTGCCACCCTTCGTTTTAGCTCGTCGCTTAATGCTCTGCGATAAGAGCTCATCAGGAACATCAACGAGGTCACCGCGCATCAACATGCGTTGAAACGCGGGCCACTCGTGCGCTTGTGGAAGGGGGGTCCACGCCGGGACCTCCCCACCATCAAGCCTCAACCTTTTGGCTGAGAATATCACTTAGCTGACGCAGTTGCTGAAGAAGACACCGAGCTGGTCGCTTACAACTTTGAAGTCGAAAGCGGTCAGTGCTTCAATGCGCTGCGAGTGCTTGTGATCGATGCGGTAGTTGAGAACGCGAAGCCCGGAAGCATTGCCACCCTCAACACCGGTGAAGTTAAACATGTAGCCAGCACTTGGCTCCATGAGACCAGCGGTCTCAGGCACGTAGTACAAAGCCGCATCGTTGCTACCAAAGACGAAGCTGAGTGAATCAGTCGCGCCCTGGGCTGCGATGTTAGAGATTGCAGCCGGTACGTGTACACGGTCAACCTCGAACACTCGTGCAAGAATTTCTTGAGTGACTACAGTGCTGTCGAAGTACTTGACGCGATCAAGGATGTCAGCATTGGTCAAGAGCGCCTTGTAGGTGTCCTTACCCAAAACGAGAACGTTAGGCTTGCGGCCTGTCTTGCTCTCAACTGAGTTGATCTCATCTAGTACATCGCTGATTGGAGTACCGCTGCTGGTGTCCCAAAGGTCCCCCGGTGTGATGTCACTACCAGTGGTAGAACCTTTCCAGACGCCAGTTGTAAACGCTGCGGCAGCAAAGACCTGCTCACGCTTGAGAAGTAGCTGCTCGGTGATGTACCGAGTTGTTGAAACTTCGATGTTAAGCGCTGCATCAGCATTGCCAACAACGTAATCGTCGAGGTCCATATGGACGCCGTACTGGTCACAACTAAACGTGTCAGTTGAGAGCGTGTAATTGGCACCAACGGTCTCAGAACCGGTCGCACGCAAATCTGCGATTGAGCGAAGGTACGAGCCCCTGTCAAAGACAAAGTACTTGTCAGTGAGCTTTGGGGTAGGCACCGATGGGAAGATCCTGTCAGCGATAAAGCGTGTCTGTTCTTGGGAATACGCCACACTGATGTTGCTCAGTGCTTCATCAACGTGAACCTGTGAAGTGAGTAAAGGCATCGTTTTTTCTCCTTTTGAAAATCAATTAGGTATTGAGAACAGGCTTGCCACAATCAACGTAGCAGCTAATGACCTCATCTTGAGCTCCAGCCGCTTCGATTGCTTGACCGCACACATATTCATCAGCCGCGATGGTTGATGATGCACGACCGTCGGAGTCAACTGCACCGATGGCTGCGCCTGATGCAATCGCTGCATTGGCTTTGACCTTAGAGACGCCGGAAACCATGATGGAAGCCGCCTGTCCTTCTGTTGGTGCATTCTGGAGCACGCCGATTGGTTGCATGTTTGCACCGCCTGCTGCTGCCTTACCACTTGAGATAACGACGAAGCGGTACTGAAGGCTTGAAAGATCAGCCGCCGCTTCTAGAGTGATGATGTGCCCTGGTAATTCGTAAGCCATCGCTTTTCTCCTTATGCTTTCTTAACTCTGTCTGCTTGGTATTCAGCATAGAGTTTGGGGTTGGTTTGAATTGCTTTTGCAATCGCTACAGGCATGTCCATCTTGCCTTCTGCCTTCTGGATCTCTTCCCGAGCGAGTTGCTGGATTTGCTGCCAAGCGTCACCGGATGCTTCAACTGGTGCATTGCTGCCAGCCTCAACAAGTGTCGCGCCGCCCTTCATCCCGTTGGATGCAGCGGTGAGAGCTTTCTCGATACGAGCACCAAAGTCCGCATCGCGTGCTTTAGCTTCAAGCACGAGATCACAGACCTCTTCGAGCGAGTGACCTGGGATGTTACAGAGTGACTTCTCACTCTTAGCAATGAACTCACCGCGCTCACGCTTGGCTAGTTCTTGCCCTAGTTCACTCTCGAGCTTCTGGCTCTTCTCGACCAGCTCCCGATTTGACTTCCAAAGAGCCTCGACGGCTGCTCGTGCCGCATCAGGAAGTTCACCAAGTGACTTCTTGAGCTCTTCTTCTTCGTCTTCCTTCTTCATCTCTTCGTCTTCATGCTCAGCTTTCTCAGCTTCTTCTTCTTCAGACGCTTCGATTTCGACCTCGACCTTTTCACCGTTAGCAGTGCGAAGCGCTTGCAACGCGTCACTCACCGGCATCATGTCAGAGAAAGACTCTAGGAGCTTCATAGCTGCCGAGATTGCCGCTTTTGCGTCCTCTGGCAGTTCCATTTTCTCCATGTCTTCTTCTAGCTTTGCGATTGCTTCCGACCGTCCTTCGGCCTTCAGCACCTCGACGAGAATATCTTCCATCTTCATCGTGTTACCTCGTGCCGCTTTCATAATCGGAAACCGGCGTTTTAGATTGGCACCGCTCTCGACGAGTGAGACCTCATGGGTCCTAACGTCTTTGAGCGATGTGACGCGGCGCTTCTTTGCCATCGTCTCACCTCGACTTGTTGTTGATTGATTGCCTACTCGGCTAGTGCGCGGTCTGCTCGACCGCTATTCGTATCGTATCAGAGCGCGTTGCTCGGTCAACCCTGCGCGATGAATTCAACCTCGGGCATCTCACCCTCTGCCATCTCTTCGCGCTGACCATAGCCACCGATTGAGAAGCCATTCAGCTCACCCGACTGCACACGACTCCAGAGCTCAGGGGTCAGCTTCACGCCAAGCACCCAAGAGCCAGAGCGCACGACATCTTCACCGAATGCTTGAGCATAGGCTTTGTGAGGCTTGCCCTCGATAGCTGCTTTGTAGTCCTCCGGTGACGGGTAGGGCTGTATCCAAGACTCGACAACCTTGGCACCGTCAGCTGCGCCATTGTGGTCAAGACCTACCACCCGCGACTCGCTCAAGAAGTCGTGCGCGGTCTCCTCGATGACTGCCGGACTCAAATAATCGTCATGGGCATCGATGATATAGGGGTCCAAGACAACACCGTACACGATGCGCTTGGATTCATCGGCTTTGTAGATGCCGACGCGCTTGCTAGCCTTCTCACGCTCACGCTCGCGCTCATAGCGCTCGTTGATAGTATTGGCCCACTGCTGGCCAGAGTCGCCACCCCAAAGAAGCCAAGCGATGCGACCAGCTCCCGGATACCCTGGAGCGCTGCGGTCTCGATTCTTTGGCACCGTCATGTCTTTCTGATGCCTCACGAAGTAATTGACCATCCGCTTAATCGTGCTGATAGAGACCCGCCGACCGTTGGCCAGGTCACGAGCTCGAGCAACACCGACGGCAGTGCCGCCTCTGCGGTGCTCACGTCTTAGCTCGAGACCTCGACGGGCTGCCTCTTGTACGCCCTTGGGCGGCAAGAAGCTGGTCTCAACCTTCTCAATCAGCTCATCGAGGTCACTGATGCGACGCTCAAGAGCCTCGGCGTGCTGCGCTTTCCTGATGGCTGCCGGATGAGGTAGCGATAGGTCTGCCGCTTTGCCTAAGACCTCGCGGGCTGCGGTACCGAGCGCGATGACTGCCAAAGGCTCATCGTCTTGGTGATCACTCAACTCACCAAGATCAATCACGTCAACCTGCTCACGCTTAAGTCCTACGGGCTCCAGGTAGCTCTTGGCGAAGCGTTCACCGCTTGGGCCACACAAGTGCTTGCCTCGGGCAACATCGAGCCCTGACGGCGTGCTCACGACGAAGAGCAAGCGTTTCTCAATCTCTCTCTTGCCGACTCGAGCGGTTGCAGTCGCGGCAGCCAATTCGCTGTCACCAGTCTGCTCGAGTATCGCATTAAAAATCTCGTCCCATTTCTTCGAGTGCTTGCTTGGTCCTGGTTTCTCAATCACCTCGGGCTCTGGCTCTGCTTCAGTCT